CTCCATCAGGCCCCTAACCACGCCCCCGGTGCATGGACTTTTTTAGGTAACGGCTTTATCGTCTTGTCTTCAAATTTGGTTCCTGTGAGCGTAAATCTGTACCAGTTCTCGCAAAAGTGGTCCTCCACATCCTTGGACGGCTTTCCTGTGTCGTCGTATACCCATCTTTTGATCTCGTAGAGATGCCTTTCGCATGTGTTGAAAAGGAACACCGTAGGCATCCGGTTAGGCCCCTTCAGGCGGGTCTGAATGTTCTTGATTCCAGATTCCTTGTCCTTTGAGGCCACATAAAGCGTAATCCCGTGCTCGGCAAGGATATTCTCAAGGATCGTGTAGGTGCTCTCTATGTCTGTGCCTACGCGATTACGCATATAGGCGGTATCTCCCTTACTGAGCGGGTCGATAAAAGCCTCCTCGATGTTCCATCCTCCCTTGACTCTGCGGATAATGTCATCCGCAACTTCCTGGGGATTTAGGTTTTTCCATACTTCCCCAACGCAGTAGTGAACGTCCTGCCTGTCCACGGTCCAGTATGAAATAGCCTGCTGTTTCGACAGGTGAAAATCTATCATCGCCACAACCGGCCAGTTCGTCGGAACGTCGAAAGGCTCGATCACATGAATCGAGTCGTCGAACTCCTTCAGGACACGCCCCACAAGGCTTTTGAATTGCCCGAAGACGCGAGGGGGAACGTCTGCGGGGTCTATGTCCTGAATGAATTTGAGTATTTTTAAGTCATTGGTCTTATCGACCGTCATAACCGACTCTAAATACTTGATCGAAGCCGCGCCCTTGTCCTCCACAGGCCTTCCCTTTTCCTTGTCCGCGTACATCAGGAGATCGAAAAACTCACGTTTCCGGATATCGTCCAGGCCCATCTCTCCGAGCACGGCCAGATCGGAATTGTACAGGTCAGGATTGTCAAGAATAGTGAGACCGTCGACGACCCCGATGTCCTTCCTTCCCGACAGCACGATTTCATCTAGTATCCATGCCTCCTTCAACGGAGTCAGACTCATCAGCGTCTTTCCCTGATCCAGCAGAAGGCCACGGGACATCCCCTTGAACTTCTTCTGCGGAGGCGGTTCGTCCATGATCGCCCCTTGAATACGAAACGACTCGAACAAGTCGTCTTCCTGCGAATACGACATGAACGTAATCGTAGAGCCGTTATGCCACTCCCACCGATACTCTACGCCCTGCTCGTTCTTCCGGGTCGCGTAAAGCCCCTTCGGGGCCCATTTGATAAACTCGGGAACCAACGTCTTTCCGATATGAAGCTTCCAGTCTTCCCCCGTCACGACAATGTCCACCGGAGGGGGAATCCCAAGAGAACTGGGCCTGTAATATTGCCCCTCGGCCGCCTTCACGGCTCCCGGATAATCCGCATAGCACAGGTCCCAGGGCTCGTATCCGAGACACCATGAAATGCCTATGTTGGCAACAATACAGGTGTTGTGATGCACGAGCCCGCCGGCGATGTAATTGTTGTAAACCGGAACGGTGAAGTCGTAAACCTCTTGACTTCCAATAAACTCGGCCGCCATAACCTCCGTACCGTCAATACATACCGGATAATTAGAACCTTCCAAACTGGAAACGAAAGCATCGACAAAAACCCAACCGGAACGAGTCAGAATGCGATGATGGTCTGCCGCTCCAATCTGACGACCATCCGACATCATGATCCTATAACAGTCGTGGAGGCCATCTTTCTTGAACGGAGCGTCGGCCTTCGCGACAACTTTCTTCTCCCCATCCCATGCGTAAACCTCAAAAGGCTTCCCGCTCTCAAAGAGCTTGCCTATCGAAACCTGACCTTCCGGCGTATCTATAAGTGTTTGATATTCCAAACATTTTCCTATCTTGTTCGAGGAAATCGCCGCTACCGTGTTCTTCCTCGGAATGACCTCCAAAAACCTCCTATGCCAAGGATAGGGCTTGAAAAAAAAACACGCCAACTCCTTCCTGCGCTGCTCTACCCGCTCCTCCGGAGTCTCTTTACGTACCCTAGCCAACCTTATTCCCCTATTAGTATCTCTGGAAATCTGTAATTGAAGGGTGCGCCAAGAAGCATAACTACTTCGCGCAGCACCCACTTGTTTCGACTCCACTTTCCGACAGAAAAATACTCCACCCCTGAAGAAGAAACACCGTTAATGACGAACGGAACGGAAACCCACCTACCATGCAATTTAACTATCTTCCTCGCCTGTCTATTCCTCATTCCTTCACCCACCCCTCTTTCAAATCAACAGGAGTGAATCTGAGATCTTTCGGCTTGTCTTCCAAAACAGGTTCCTTGTGAAACTCTTTCTGAACTGGAACGTTATAAAACTCCTTGCAGCCCAATGGAGGCCCTTCACTCTTCCTCTCCATCAACTTCACACGAACCTCCAACTCATCCATCCGCTCCTTCAACTCCACAAACCGCTCACTCAACGTCTTCTCCGCCATCTCCCCTTCCCCTTAACCTGTGCATTCGCTACCCTGATCGCCTTCCCCTCATCACCCGTCCGCTCCAATACGGCATTCGCAATCGAAGCCGCTACCACCAACTCCTGCTTGCTCAACCCCTTATTGTGCCTCCTGAACGTCTTCCCCGTCCACGGCATCGCTCACCCCCCAAAACCACAAAAACCCCTTTTCAAAAAACCCTTATAAATCAAGGACCAAGTCTACTTGCGCCATCGCTGGGCACCGACCTAAATCGCCACAAAATCGCTTTTCTAAATCGCGCATAAAGTCAGGACATACAAAACGGGGACCCGGCACCCTCGCGGGCCCTTGCCCCCCGGTCATCGCCCTGTATTCCTTGGTCCGCTCCACTCTATGCCCTCCACGACTTGCATCCTCCACCAGCAACTTCATTTATGCCCTGTATGCCTGATAACAGGTATTATGTAAACCATTATTTATGGTAAGTACCTGTAATCATTAGTGGAGGGTTATTAGATGCCATTATCACAGCCATTATCCCGCTCTCTATCCAAATTACGTAACGCAGCCACGTCGGCTAAGACAGTCGCTGTATTGTTTGTCGAGAGGTCCCGCTCAAGCCTTTCTTCCTGGTGTCTGGTCCCTACTACAGCGTTACACGACATCAACAAACCGTTTTTTGTTTTGGGGTCCATGGTACTAATTGTATTGTCGTCATAGGTATTTAGCGTTCTCAGGATAACGTCTTCTCCTTTCATCCCGATGAAGGCTTTTACATCTGCGCGTTCTTTCTTATATTTTTCAAGTTCTTGACTATTCAGGCCGATTTTTGCGAGGTAAGTGCAGATTGTGGAGGGATATACGCCTTGGTCTTTGGCTATGACTGTGCAGGGTATACCTTGTAATGCTAGGCGTTTGACTCTTTTTCTATCGCATTTTATGCGTTTGTCTTGCTTTTCTTGCTTTTTTCTGGGTGTTGGGGCAGTTCCTGGGGGGCGCTTTGGTCTGCCTCTTTTGCGTTTGGGTTCTTCTGTCGTCGTCATATATTCCATGATGTTTGGAATTATACCTTTCATGTCAATGCCTTATAGTCAGGCGCGTATCATATTATTTTTGGTTGTGCAAGATATTTTTGGGGCTCTATGTCTTCTTTGACTAACCGGCGACGTTCACTTTTCTTGACATTTGCCCTCTGCCACTTCAAGCGCCGCTTTACCGCGTCTCTCATTGAAAAGCCACCATGCGTGATGGACCAGTTCCTTTTCCGCCGCACGTATTGCTTCCGGTTCGTTGTAACACCGGATAGAGCAACGGAGGGGGAAGTCAATCCTTAATTCGATGAGTTTCATGACCTTACCTTTTCTTCTTCCCTCAATACCCATGCAATTAGATCGTCAGCCAGTTGAGGGTTTTCCTTTCTGATAATCAGCGCGTATCTCTCCATTGCCGATCTTGATGCATGTGCATAGGTATCATCGCCTTCTGGCTTCAAGACGAAATACTTCATAAGCAGTCCATCCATAATGTTCTCCTTTATGATTCGTTCTCTTTGTTCTGTTGGGGTTTCGTATTTCATTTCTCTCCCTCCTTCAGAATTTGCTTGAGTTCCCTTAAAAATTCACACTGCCAACAGTCCTCGTCCCAATCGTGAGGACGGTCTCTTTAGGCGTTAGCTTCTCCACTTTCTTCCTTCTCGTCTTTCTTCACCCGTTTCCCGCAGTCGGGGCAGCACCAGACGATCTTTTCCACC